AACGAAGGTAGGTCCCATATACATCTATTGTTTGGCTGAGCCGCATAGTTCCCATCATCGAGGGCTATGATGTGCGCACACTTATGTTCGTGCGGAATTTCCGAATGATCGGTATCTAGTATATTAGCATCTGGGTGAGCCCAGTCAATGGTAAAAAGGTATTTACCATGATGCCATTTCTTGTCTTTACCTATGTATTTGCCTGAAGCGGCGCTTAAAATATCCCAACAATTAACAGCAGGATGATAAGAAAAAGAATTCCAAAGTTGAAGTTCATCAAGTCTCTTAATGGGAACAGACTCCGGTTTAAAACCACGTTGAATAAAAGCCGAAATAGGGAGCCTATAGAAAACAGCGCCATTTTCCATAATAGCGTGAAAAAGTATACCACGTCCAGTAATACTTGATATACCGAATATAATACAATCTTCAACTTCTCCGTGATGTTTTTTACAATCATATAGATACTCTCTTTTTATTTGTGCATACGTTGCCGGTATGTTTGCATTTAAGTAAGCCATAATTATCCATAAATATCTCCCCAATTTTTTCCTGATTCATAATCTACTTTATTAGGGATTTCTAATTTAACAGCATTTTCCATAATCTCAACAATTTTTTTAGCTTGTTTATCAGATTCTACAGATATGTCTAATTCATCATGTATCTGTATGTGCGCTACAATGCCTTCCTTATATAAATCTAACATACATTTTTTTGTCATGTCTGCTGCAGATCCTTGAATTAATTTATTTAATGCTTTGTAAGTGTAAGCACGCTTAATGCCTGGCCCATGTTCCTGAACAGCTTGATCAAATGGTAATGCTTTGTGCATACCGAATTGATTGGGTTCCCATAAATGAAACCTACATAATCTGCCAAGTAAAGTTCTTATCTGTCCCCGTTGTTGTGCCCTGTTAGATACAGACTTCATTAATGATTTAACAAACGGAACTCTGTCGTGATAAATTTGAAATAATGATTCTGCTTTTTCTTTACTAACACCTAATTCTGCTTGTAATTTTGCTTTACCCATTCCGTAAAATAAACCTAAATTAATTGTTTTAGCATCTGATCTAGGTATATCTGCCATTTTAGCTACAATAGTATGAAAGTCTGCATCATCATTTTCATATGAATCTTTTACTGCAAACACACTTGTGTCTTGGTCTAGGGATGCATAATGAACTACAAGTCTTGGTTCTTGTTGACTGTAATCAAAACATCCCCACTCGCAACCTGATTCTGGTATAAAAAGGGATCGAATCATTGGACCTAAGTCCTTGTTACGAGCAGGAATTTGTTGTAAATTTGGATTAGAATAAGAAAATCTTCCTGTTACAGTGCCACCTTGATCAGATCTTAATTGATTAATATCTGCATGTATTCTACCCTTATGTTCATGTTTAATAATAGTGTCTATAAATGTTGTATGTGCCTTGTTTATTTCTCTAGCTTTTGCTATCTTCTTAACCAAAGGATGGTTATGTGTAGACAGAAAATTTTTAGTAAATGAAGGAGCCTGTGTTTTTTCAGTTCTTTCATATTCCAATGAAAGTTTGTCAAAAATTTTGGCAATACTTCTTGCTGCCCATATTTGACATTCTTCTCCTGTTTCTTTTTTTACTTCTAGCAATAATTGTTTTTCTTGTTCGCTTAATTTTTGTTTCAATTTATGAGCGGATTCGGTATCGACACGAACCCCTTTAAATTTCATATCAACTAAACATGGAAACAAATCTGTTTCTAAATCAAATATAGAAGTTATATCTTGAGTAGTTATTTCTTTTTGCATAACTTTCCACAAAGCTAAAGTCACTTCTGCATCTCGTTGTGCATAATTTCCTACATATAGTGCGGGTAATTTCCACATATCTGCTTTAGGATCTAGACCCCATTCTTTGGCAGCGTTAACTAATTCTGATTCATTCTTACCCTGACCAACGTAATCCCAACCTAAACTATTTAAATCAAATCTAAATCTATTTTCGTTTACTAATGACGCTGCAATCATAGTATCAAAAATTCTACCATTTATTTTAAACCCCATGGCTCTAATCCAACACACATCATACATTGCATTATGAAATATTTTATTTGCTGAACATTCGCAAACATCTTTAAACCATTTTAAAACTAAAGCTTTATCTAAATTACCACCACCTTCATGATCAAATGGAAAATAACCAGCATATCCATCTGTAGCAACTGCTATACCTACAACTTTTCCTCTACCAACAACAGCACCAGAACCTTTTGTTTTTAAGTCAGGGTCATATGTTTCTAAGTCAATGGCAATCTCATCAGCATGACGTAAATCTGGAAATTCTGTGGGTTTAACCCACTCTGTTTGCGCTTTAAATACGGGTGTTTTCATATTTTTTTAATTTTCTTTTTGCTATGTTTAAATGCATTGTTTTTAGATCTAATTTCTTTTTTAGTTCTTCTATAATTAATCTTAGTTGTAAGTTTCGATTGACTCCTATCTTCATAATCCCTTTCCTTTATCATTTCTAAATAATGTATTGCTTTTTCTATGTCTTGTTCTTTTCCTTTCGCTGCATGTCTGCATATATATTTTATAGCTGATCCTTCTGCAAAAGGCAAACGATTCTCATTTATAAATCTACTTGGTTGAATTTTCATGTCTTTGTAATGAGATCCTCCAACTTGTTTTTTGTACGCACTCATATTATAAACTCCTTCCGTTTATTATTATTTTTAATTAAAAATAAATTTTGCATTGATCTAGTTACAGCCACATACCAAACTCTGTACTCTTCATCTTTTTTAGATTTTGATTTGTTTGCTGCTTTTATTGTGTTTGCTGTTTCATTTAAAAATAAAACAACATTTGTTGCTTCCCCTCCTTTTGCGCTATGTATAGTTGATATTATTATTCTTGGTTTTTTGTCCACTTTTTCCTTATTAGATAACATAACCCTTAAGTAATCTATTTTATGTGATGGTTCGTTAGTAAATGCCTCATACCATTCTAATTTAAAATTTGGTTTATTATCTTTAATTCTCTCTAAAACTCTTTGCTCTATAATTTCAGGAACATGTTTGCCTTCTTTCATTTTATTCCAATTTTGAATATCTTCATATAAATTTTTACCCATGCTATTTTTTCCATCTACAGCTTTGTAAAATAAACCTTTTTGTTTTAACATTTTTGGTATTTCTTTTAAAAGAGTCTTAGTTCTTGCTAATATTAACCAACTTCCTTTTGACATATCTATATCTTCTATCCTAACAACCTCTAATATCTGTCCTTTTTCTTCTTTAGGAAAATATTTTTTATCTAATCTGTATTCTTCTAATCTATTTATTATGGATAACGCTGCTTTTTGTATTTCGCTAGGCACTCTTTTAGATTGTGTTAACGGTATTTCTATTGATTCCCATTTAATAAAAGATTTTACATCTGCACCGGCCCAACCAAATATTGCTTGATCATCATCTCCTGCAACATACATATCTGCATCATTATCTTTTTCTAATTTTTCTAACATATCCCATTGTATTTTGGAAAGATCCTGTGCTTCATCTACAAAGATAACATCTAATTTATTTGTAACAGTTCCCTTTTCTAAAAATTGTTCTAACATGTCTGTAAAATCTATAAGACCATATAATTTTTTATACGCAACTATTTCTACATCTATTGCTTCTAATTTATTTCTCTCTACCTTGCTTAAATGTTCGTTTAAATCAAATTGATGTAACGTATCTATTCTTTTTACTCTAGCTAAATTTATTAAATTTAAATATTCACTATTAGAACTAAAAATACCATTCCACGCATTTTTTTCATATGACGCATATTTTATTTGTATTCCAGAAGTTTCACCTATGGCTTTATAGTGTAACTCATCCATAACATTGTCTTCGCTTAAACCTAAATCATTAAATGCCAAAGAATGCAATGTTTGAAAGTATTTAATATCTTTTCTACTCAGGTCTTTATTTTTTTTTAAAAACCTATCTTGTGCTTCTTCCGAAGCTTTTCTTGTAAAAGCAAAATAACCTATACGATTTAAAGGTATGCCTTTTGCTAAATATTTATCTACTTGATCCAACAATGTTTTAGTTTTCCCTGTGCCGGGTGGTCCTATAACTTTATATCTCATTAGTAATTAGATTTTTTTCTCTCTACTGGTTTATATTCTATTTTATCAATATGCAGTTGTTTTAACCTGCAAACTTTNTCTATTTTTTCTTCTACTCGTAAAGAACAATTAAATTCTACGTTAAATTTTTCTCTAAGTTTGTGACCTATTTTTTCTTTTGATATCTTCCAGTCGTTACCCAAATGAGAGATAAAGGATTGATACCTAAAATAATGATAGCCTTCTTCAGTTAAACAAGAACCCAATCGAATCTGTATTCTTGCTTTAGCTTGTGGTCCATTAACACAATAATTATACAACTCATTGCCTAGTATATCGTCTGTACTTGTACCTTCTGGTGGTTTTATATTTTCACAATTTTTTCTCCATTCAGTTAGTTTAACTCTATAATCTTTTGGTTTTAATGGTTCAAAATATATTCCTGTTTGTTCCCATATAAGATCTAATACCTTTTTTTGATTTGTCATGGTATCTACATTAGGTATAACCACGTCAATCTTATCATCATTAGGCATTACAACATTAAATCTATATTCAGGTATTTCATATTTTATTATTTGATAGTCTGTAATATCTGGAAAAGCATTTATGTCATCTGATTTAATACCAAAAGTTCTTGAATAACATATACTACGCATACATTTATCTTTTATAGGATCTTCATAACAAGTGTGACCGGCTGTTTCTTTAGTCCAGGAATTTATCTTAAGGTCTAATTTAGATTTATCCCAAGGGTTTTCTAAATAAGCATAGTTTGCTTTTGATACCTCATCTGGCCATTTATCTTTGTATTTCTTTTTAGCAAAGACCATGTAATTATACATAAATCTATCTCTACCATCATCTAATTTAGATTTTGAACATATAGCTAAACAAGGTGGACCATCATCAAACTCTGGGTTTGTTCCTAATAATATATTTTTGTGTGTTTCTTCTACCAAGGAATCTAATTTATTTTTATCTATTATAAATTGTTCCACATATTCTAAAAATTTTTCTAAGGATAATTTATTATTATCTTTATCTACTGCATACCTATGTGTTTCACCATTATTGTAGTAAGGTAAATTAATAAAATTTCCTGGTTTTATGTTTCCCTTGTCATCTTCCTTTAATTCTTTCTGTTTTGGAAAAATTTCTGTGCTAGGTTTTAAACCTAAAGGAAGCAAAAAAGATTTTAATGCTTCTATTAAATCAGGTGTAGGAATGGGTTCTTTTAAAAATAAATAACAATGCAGTCCACCGCTTTTTGACATAAGAGGAACTAAGGGTAATTTATATTGTGCAAATAATGCTAGGTATTTTTCAGTTTTAAATTCTGCGTAATTTTTAGGGTCTATGTCAATACATCCAAATTGTGCAGTTTTATTTAATTTACAGGGTTGTATGCCTATAGATATATTGCCTTTAATATGATTTTGATAGTCAATAGTAGTTATTGGTCTACCAGACCATTCGTAGTCAGGTTTTAATTTATTTTTTTCATAGTCTAGTGTAGCTTTGGACATATCGGCAATACCGAAATCTCCTTCATAACCAGAGAACAACTTTATAAATTTATCTACCATAATGATCCCTTAAATCAAAAATATGTTTATATTATGGGCGGTCTCAGTCTCCCTACACCGCCCACATTTCTCTCTCGAGAAACTAATAATTTGATTTTTCTACCTCAGGTGCAGCAGCTTTTGACTGTGCGCTTTTTAATGAGTTATGAAAATCACGGGCCATTTGATATATACCCGCATCATCTACTTTTCTTAACATAGCTATAGTATAACCATGCCAAGTAAAGCTACCTGAGTTTTCTACAGAATTTAATTTAAAAATTCTTGAAAACATAGGGGCTGATACAGACTTGCCAGTTTTAGGATCAGTTTCAAACTGATCTTCAATTAATGAGTTCCAACCTCTACTAACTTTTAATTGAGTAGATTTCATTGTCATCAATGCTTTTTCTGGTCTTTCACCGTTGATTATAACAAAATGATTTGCAGTTTTGATAATCTCGTTACCATTTTGTAACAAATCTTTGTTTTTATCGTTTTGAGTTGTATCTGCCATAACGCTAACACCCCTATCATTGCTGATTGGTCTACCTTCTCTTCTTTCAAAAGGTGCCCATTCAGGGTAAGTCATTTTGTAGAACACAGGAATAACTTCTATTCCTTTTTCTCCATTATACAGTTTTTTAGTAACTGTATTATAAAACATACCGGCTTCTGCTCCCTCTACATATTTTGCATGTTTCTTTTTTGTTTCATCAGAACCACTTTGTAGTAGTTTTAGAAAGGGTAATGCAAGATCGCTCTTGTCAATGTTCTCTAGACCCATTCCTGAATCTGCAACAAAGTCCATAGTTGCTAATGCATTACTTTTTTTTGTTGTCACGTCTCTTGTTTCTTCGCTCATGTTATTTGCTCCTTGTTATTTTTGTTTTGTTTCCCTTAAACAGGTTAAAATGTTCAGATGGCAGTTCTTCATTATTTTCAGAACGTTCTCTAAACAATGCTTTAAGTGTCATGGGTTCGACTTTCAACTTTTGGGTTGGTTCTAACCCATGACCTTTTGCAAGGTCTGCGTAATCGCTCGCCTTGTTGTCTTCGCCACGACCAAAGGAAACGGTGATCTCATTTTTAATAAGGTCACCCAGATCGTGATCTCGAAGCCAGTTAAAAGCGCCTTCCTTTTTATCTACAGGAATAGTTGCGCTATATATCTCTTTAATTTCTATTGCAGAACCATCAGCTAGTTTCATGGTCTTCATTTTAAGTGCATCCATAACTTCAGGAATAGCTACTTGTGAAAGTTTATCTGCTTTTTCTTTTTTTCTTTTTAAATGTTCTTCTGATGTAACTATCTCGTCTTCTAATTTTTGTAACTGTATTACTAAATCAGATAAGTGTTCTACACCTGTTAAATTATTAACATCTTGAGGTGCGTCCTCAATAAACATCTCTTGCAAGTTATTTTTCTCATTCATTTATTTCTCCTCTTTCATATAAGTTTATTTCTATTGGATAGTATCTTCTTTCTTGTTTATCCCACTTTAATAAATTGTACTTACCATTTGTAATATCACTTACAATAGAACAAGCTACACCAATTATTGCAGGGTCACCAGTTAATAATAAATAATCCTTAGGTCTATAATC